CGTTGGTCAGAAATCTCTCGCCGTTACGTAGATGATGAACCTGAGTTCTATGTGCCTGACGTATGGCGTGGTAGGGCAGAAGATAAGAAGCAAGGGTCTAGTGGCGAAGTAAAAGTTCCTTATATGGTTCCTCACGAGTTTAACAAATCAGCTTTGTACGAGTATGAGACCCTGCTGGAATCTGGAGTAGCCCCTGAACAAGCCCGTATGGTTCTCCCTCAATCGACAATGACTGAGTGGTACTGGTCGGGGAGCCTTGATGCCTTCGCAGATATGTGTCGTCTACGCTGCAAGGATGATACCCAATACGAGACACGTCTAGTTGCGGATCAGATCAGCGTGATAATGAAAGACCTATTCCCTGTATCGTGGGATGCTTTGATGAAGGAGAACGACAAATGAACCAAGACCTATACGACCTCTTCGAAGAGTTTATGAACGGAGACTTTGCGGATAACCTTGTCGCCTTTCGTATCCGAGATCAAGTGTTGGCCCTACGCCTTTCTATTGACACACTTGAGCATCTCAATCGTTCCCGTGCTGGGCTAACCACATACCAGCGTGAAGACCTCGAAGACAATTGGCAAGACCTAGACGCTATGACCCGAGCGTACATCTATTTCTCTGGTGACTACGAGCTAGAGAATATCCCTGATTGGAACCCTGAGGACTTCACCCCTAATGAGGCTGCACGAGGGGATGTGGGATGGGAGTACTGGACCCAAGGTGACGTGAAGTGATTGTCCTCGTAGACGGAGACGTTGTAGCCTACCGTGCAGCGTACTCTAAGGAAGGTGAGTCACTGGACGACGCAAAGGAGAAGGTTGATGAACTGATGGATAACATCACCTTCGATACGGCCCCACGGGATACGCCTATGGAAGTCTACCTAACGGGTAAGGGAAACTTCCGCTACGACATTAGCCCTACCTACAAGGCTAACCGTAAGGATACCCCTCGTCCTGAACACCTCTCGGACCTACGCACCTACCTTGTGGATGCTTACGATGCTATCGTCAGTCAGGGTCAGGAAGCTGATGATCTTATCGCTATCAGAGCCACAGAGCTAGCCTACGAGTGCACTATCGTCTCCCCTGATAAGGACTTCAAACAGATTCCTTGTCGTCACTACAACCCTAATAAGGCTGAGTGGTCTGTCGTTGGAGAGTTTGAGGCCCTACAGTTCTTCTACGCTCAGATCATCATGGGTGACAGAGCAGACAACGTAGAGGGCATCTATGGCATTGGTCCAGTGAAGTCTAAGCGTATGCTAGCTGGGGCAACGACAGAAGAAGAGTTGTACGAGAAGGTGGTTGAGGCTTACGAAGGGAATGAGGAGCTTGTCGTTACAAACGCTAGGCTGCTCTGGCTACGACGTAAGGAGGACGACCTATGGTTGCCGCCCAATCAAAGGTAAGGCAAAGAGCACTCAAGGCTGGGTATCGTTCTGGCCTTGAGGAAAACGTAGCGACACAGCTTAAGAAACTAGGCGTTACGGCAGAATACGAGACGACAAAGATCAAGTACAGGGTCGAAGAAGACAGGTCTTACACACCAGACTTCGTGCTCCCAAACGGTATCATCATTGAGACCAAGGGTAGATTTGTTGCTGCGGACAGGAAAAAGCACCTCCTCATCAAGAAACAACACCCAGAGCTTGACATTCGTTTCGTATTCTCCAATAGTAAAACTAAGCTGAGCAAGGGTTCCAAGACTACCTATGGCGCTTGGTGTACGAAACATGGCTACATGTATGCCGACAAGGAGGTTCCTTTAGAATGGCTAAAGAGATAAAGATTCACAAGGTCATTGAGGGACCGTTTGAAGACGACGAAGAAGATGGCTACTGGTGCTTGTGTCTGGCAGAGGACGATGGTGAACTCTACGACATTGAGGTTTTCTTCGATGAGTTCGACGAGGCTTACACCTTCAAGATGCACTTCACCAAGAGTATCAACCCCATCATCATGGAAACTGACGATGAAGCGGAGCACGACGCATGAGCACTACACATCTTGTTATCGGTGATCCCCACGCCCACCCAGACTTCTCTAACGACAGGGCAGATTGGTTGGGTAAGCTGATCTTGGACCTCAAGCCTGATGTTGTCGTTAACATGGGAGACACTGCTGATCTAGCGTCTATGTCCTCCTACGACAAAGGTAAGGCATCCTTCCATGGGCGTAACTACCAGAAGGACATTGATGCTCACCTAGACTTCCAAGAGCGCATGTGGCACCCTATCCGCAAGGCTAAGAAGAAGCTGCCTCGTCGTATCGTCCTTGAGGGTAACCACGAGAACCGCATCAAGAAGGCTATCCAGTATTCCCCTGAGCTTGAGGGTGATCGCTTCGGGGTCTCGTTCAAGAACCTAGCCTTCGAAGACTACTACGATTCTGTTGTCGAATACGATGCGTCTACCCCCGGTGTGATTAACCTAGATGGGATCGACTACTGCCACTACGCTGTCTCTGGTGTATCTGGTCGGGCTTTGTCGTCAATCCACCATGGCTACGACCTTACGGTTAAACGTCACACTTCAACGACCGTAGGCCACAGCCATCTGTTCGACTACCATGTGAACCGTGATAGTAGTGGACGTGTTAGGATGGGTCTTGTGGCTGGTGTTTACCAAGACTATCGTAGCCCTTGGGCAGGAGACATTAACTCGTTCTGGACCGCTGGTGTAGCTATCTGTCGTAACGTAGAGAACGGTGTGTACGACTTCCAATGGTTGAGTATCGACACAATGAAGAGAGAGTATTCGTAATGTTTGACTTGGAGAGTAAACTTAATGCCCTGATAGAAAACTATGGGCTTGCATTACTCCTTGAACAGAACGATATCGCTGAGTATGTTGTCGTCTTGTTTCTTGTCGAAGAGGGTTACATTGACCTAGCCGACTACTTCAACCTTGACGCTGAACTGAAAGAATGGAAGAGGATCGAAGAATGATTAGTGGTGAGGATATCGAAGCGTTCTTGGATGAGAAGCGTAGGGCTGATCTTACGCTCAATGCCTACCAGAAAGCTGCACGACGTACGGCTATCTACAAGGACAAGATCATCTACCCAGCTTTGGGTCTGTGTGGTGAGTCTGGTGAGGTAGCCGAGAAGATCAAGAAGTTTCTCCGTGATGGAGTTATGAACGACAAAGAAGTGGCTAAGGAGCTTGGTGATGTGCTCTGGTACATTGCGAACCTAGCCGAAGACCTTGGGTACGACCTAGCTGAGATCGCGGATATGAACCTTGAGAAGCTAGCAGATCGTTCCAATCGAAACGTAATCAAAGGAAGCGGAGACAACCGATAATGAGCAACCACCTGCCTACAGACTATCAAGCCTTCATCCATACTTCGCGGTATGCACGTTGGCTTGACGAAGAGAACCGCCGTGAGACTTGGGCTGAGACTGTCTCCCGTTACCTGACCAAGGTTGTCGTTCCGAAGACCCGTGACGAGATTGTTGTCGGTGACATTGAAGAGGCTATCCTTGGCCTTGAGATCATGCCTTCGATGCGGGCCTTGATGACTGCTGGTCCTGCCTTGGATCGTGACAACACCGCTGGCTACAACTGCAGCTACCTCCCGGTGGACGACCCCAAGTCCTTCGACGAAGCTATGTTCATCCTGCTCTGTGGCACTGGCGTAGGCTTCTCCGTGGAGCGTCAATACGTCTCTAAGCTTCCTGAGGTTCCCGACCAACTCTTCGTCGCTGAGGATGTTATCGTAGTCCACGACAGCAAAGAGGGCTGGGCTAAGTCCTTCCGTAAGCTGGTGGCTATGCTCTACGCAGGGGAAATCCCTACGTGGGACACCTCGAAGGTCCGTAAGGCTGGCGCTAAGCTCAAGACCTTTGGTGGTCGTGCCTCTGGTCCTGCACCTCTGGAAGACCTCTTCCGCTTCACCGTGGCTATGTTCAAGGGTGCTCAGGGGCGTAAGCTCTCGTCCATCGAATGCCATGACCTGATGTGTAAGATTGGTGAAGTTGTCGTTGTGGGTGGTGTACGCCGCTCTGCCATGATCTCTTTGTCGAACCTGTCGGACGACCGTATGCGTCATGCTAAGTCTGGCAACTGGTGGGAAGGCCAAGGTCAACGTGCTCTGGCTAACAACTCGGTGGCATACACTGAGAAGCCCGACATGGAAACCTTCATGCGTGAGTGGCTCTCTCTTGTCGAATCTAAGTCTGGTGAACGTGGTATCTTCTCGCGCCCAGCCAGCAAGAAGCAAGCTAACAAGAGTGGACGACGCAATGCAGACTATGACTTCGGCACTAACCCGTGCAGTGAGATCATTCTTCGCCCGTACCAGTTCTGCAATCTCACGGAAGTCGTGGTCCGAGCTACGGATACACTTGAGGACTTGGAGCGGAAAGTAACTCTGGCTACGATCCTTGGTACCATCCAAAGCACCTACACGCACTTCCCGTATCTGCGTAAGATTTGGCAGAAGAACACTGAGGAAGAGCGTCTCTTGGGTGTGTCGTTAACTGGCATCATGGACAATAAACTCCTCGGGCCTACCAACGCAGGTCTCGACAAAACCCTCAAGAGGCTCAAAGATGTCGCTGTTGCTACTAACGCTGAATGGGCTGAACGTCTTGGCATCCCTGCTTCTGCTGCTATTACTTGCGTTAAACCGTCTGGAACGGTATCTCAACTGGTCGACTCCGCTTCTGGTATTCATGCTCGTCACTCAGCCTATTATATTCGTACTGTCCGTGGCGACAACAAAGACCCTCTGACGCAGTTCATGAAGGATCAGGGTATCCCTAACGAACCTTGCGTTATGAAGCCTGAGACGACAACGGTGTTTAGCTTCCCGCAGAAGTCTCCTCAGGGTGCCA